TATGCAAATCTTAGAGGCAAAGGTGTAACGACAATCTACGAACCTGCAGTCTATCCAGCAGTCAAGATCTACTTTCCTGAAACTAAATGGATCGCAAAGGTCTTTCGAACGGGTCAAATCATTCTAACTGGAATGACGACTCATGACGAGTGTGCGTCACTTGTGACTCAGTTAAAGCCATTGTTAGTAGTATAAATAAATGACAGCACGCGAGTTAACTCCTGCAGAAGTAGAAGCTGGAAGACGAGGTATCAATGATCTAGATTTATCTGCAACTCAGATTCAAGCACTTGTTCGTAATATGGATGCTTCCAAACAAAAATGGGCTGGACTCAAGCACAATAAGCATGAATATGAAGAGCAAATTCAAAAAGAGAATGAAGCATTATATTTCAACTATCCCTCTCTTTTTCAAATGCATGTAGAAGATCGGTTAGATGGAACCTTTTTTGAAATGCTTGCTTTGAAACGTAAAATTGAAAAAGGTGAAATTACTCCTGAACAGGCGACTCAAGTGATAGGTCGCAAGCTACATCAACGGTACATTCCTGAACAGTCTCAGGATCAAGCTCCTCAAGCTCCGACACTAACGTACGAGGAATACTATCGGCAGACTCACTAGAGTCAAAGATTTCGTAGTCTTCTGTGCTTTTACAGATCATAAAGAAGTAGTTTCGAAGTTCATTCCATGTACAGTCTTCTAAAGCATAACACTTCATTCGGGTTAATCCAAGTCCATCTAGCCGTCTACATAATTCCTCTTTTGACATAGTATTTTCCAATACGAAGAAGTCGTTTTTCGGGTTTGTATAGAGTTCTCTCAAGGACTCCATACGTTCAACGAGCGCCTTATACCCTAAAATACAATACTGTTTTGTGTAATCAAAGTTCAAAACTGAATTACAGAACTTTCCTTTAAATTCAGGGCGTTTCCAAATAGGACGTGTCCACCAACCATATTCCGGACTTTCATAACAACCAACGGACTTCATATGATCATCTAATTTATACTGTTGATAGGCTTGGGGAACAATAAACTGAGGACCTAGACGATTGATCTCCGAATTACGAATGAGTGAAAAGTTATTCCAACCATCATTCATGTACTGAATGTATGCAAGTTTATGAACTCGTGCAACTTTAGTGTTAACTACAGTTCTCATAATTAACTCTTGATCATCGCAGATTGGAAGATACTCACAATAATTTCCAATCTCATTTAACACTGATCGTTTCCAAATACGAGGATGATTTGGAAGACCTACAATGTGGCTCATTGAAATGTTATTCAAGTTAGGGGATGAAATGACATTGATCCAAACATCTTGATATTTTTGACAATAATATCCAGCATATCCAAGACCAAAATGATCACCATAGGAATGAGTACTTCGGTTCTCGTATAAATGACCACCATCCATATAGACAAACCCAACTTCTAGATCAGTTTCAAATGCCTTGACTGCATCTCCTAAACACTCTGGAAGGATTTCATCATCATGATCTAGTTCCAATACATACTTTCCTCTACACATGGAAGCCACTTCATTTTTTACATTCCCAATATTTCCACTATTCACAGCTCTGCGATAGAGACGAACACGAGAATCATTTCCAACTAAGTCTTTCAAAAAAGTAAAGTGTTTTTCATCAGGCGAGTCATCTAACACAACCCATTCCCAATCACGCATAGTCTGTAGTTTCAGACTTTCGTAAGGGCGAAGAAACTTGTGATAGGAATTGTAACAGGTTGTGAATACAGAAAAGACTGGACGTGTCATTTCATGTGGAATCACAACATTATGAATGTAACAGTAGTTGACACCACGATTAAAGGCATCAATATCTTCAATTGTTTTAAAATGAATCCATCTCATTCGCATACGGTTAACAAGCTGATTCATTGATCCATAATATTCTTCTTCAGAATCACCATAGGTGACTAAAATATGATAATTACAATCAAACATTTTTAAAATATCTTTTGAATCTGAAGTGAAGTTCAAGTTACAGTTTAGTTTTTCTTTATGGGTGTTGAGAAATGTGTCAATTGTGGCATACTTCTCATCTCTAAAAAAAATGATATTTGGGTATTTCATTACGTATTTACTTTTGTTTCTGTTTAACTTCTTATGCTTTCAATTCTGTACGAAGCTCCATTAACATGCTTCCTAGCATGTTCTTACCAGGCCACTTAGAAGGATCCTTTGCTTTGGCTGTTTCTGCAGAGGTTCCGATTGACCAATACTTATCCCGAGCAGAGGCTTCACCAATTTGTCGAGTTCCAGTTTCTAATAGCTTAGTCTTGAGATCTGGGTGCTGAATAAACTTGGCTTTCAAAGCAGTTCGCATGATACCATCTTTAGTTTTCTCCCAGTCTTCCTTGACAAAATCCTTGACCTTCTTACCTAATGCTTTAACAGCTTTGGTAGAAGGTGTTTTCAATATCTTATCTGCTGCTGCTCCATCTCCAAATTGTTTTGCCTTTGACCATTGGAAGTAGTGTTCAACCGTTGGAAATGTAATTGAATCTACTTGGAAAGGTGCTTCATGCATATTGGATAAGACACGCCATTCACCCTTACCTTCATCTGCTCCAAAGAACAACACTGGTTCCTGACCAGGTTCTACAACTTTTTTGATAATCCTCTTTTTAGCAGGTGGTTTCTTCTCAGTAGGTTCTTGTTCACTACGCTCATCCTTTGGTGGCTCTGAAGGCTTTTCAGGTTCTGCAACAGGAATTTCAACTTCTTGCTTTTCAGTTAGTTTGGGTTTCTTCTCCTTGGTTCGTTCAAACACAAAGCTTCGGTGTAAGAAACTGAATGCCTGATGTTCTTGAGTAAGCAGAATGCTATTCTGACTAGCATAGTGATCTCCAAATAATGTAGTTGAGACCAAATTATATCCATGCTCTTTGAGAACTTCAGTCATCTTCTCAAATGGAACTAAGTACTCTTTCTGCGGTTGCTCAAAGCTTTCCAAATGAACTGAAATTGCGTTTCCAAAAGTTTCAACCCATCCTTGTCCATCATCATATTCCTTAACGAACTCACCAAAGATTTGAGATCCTGATCGGAATCGATGGCTCTTCTTTCCAAGCATTAACGAATAGACCGAACCTCCATCCAAACACGTTCCAAAGAATAATCCTTTACCGTGGTTTTCAAGATTGGTCGCAAAGGATTCAAACGACTCATCGGATTCACATGCATAGTGAATTGCCATTTGACAAGAGATCGTATCAAACTCAGTCTTTCCTGCAAAGTTCTGAAGATAGGGAGTTGGAGCAGGTTCAGCTCCAGAGACAATGTTCGCATACTTACCGTCTCCTTCAAAGAGAGGTTTGGTCATGTCTCCACAGATAAACAATACTGGAGGAAGGTAATCAGTTGGATGGTTTGCCTTCTCTTTTAAGTAACGAACACATGCTCCTTGACGAGGAGATGTAATACAGGACATAGATGAATCAATACCCACAACTCTGGAAGGCTTAGTGCGCTTCCATTTAAGAAGATCACCTGCTCGTCCTACAGCCAACTCTAGCAATGAATCTCCTTGTTTGATAGAAGATTTATAGAGTTCGTCTTTGATTCGATTATGAAAGCTGTAGACATCACGAAGAATTCTATCTCGTGCATCCAAGTTATCTCTGTAATAGAGATCATCTTCAAAGGTTGCATCTGGAGGAGCATCCACTAAATTTCGAATCATTTCATCTGTAATCGGTACATGAATGTTGGTCCAAATTGAATCGGCAACCGCAATATCATTTCCAAATTGAGGACGTCGTAATACACGATACTGATGCGTTTTGTCATATCGGGTTCGCATAATGTTCCATCGTCCAGCATCTGTGTTGTAAGAACATTCAATAATAGTATCATTCTCAACACGATTTCCTTCCATATCCACTGGAATTCCGCGATCATTCAAAGGAAGACTGATGACATGTGCTTCAGGAGCTCGTGGAACTGAAGGTTGAAAGGGAGAAGGAATACGATCACGACTTTCAGCTTGAACTCGTTCCTCAGGTGAAACTACAGGAGGAGTATATTCACCAGTCATCGTTTCACATGGATACACGATATCTCCAGGAGTTCTTGAGATATACAGTGTTCCTTTGACAACCCGTTTACCTAATCCTGTGTCAAAGCTCTCACCATTCTTGAACCTTACAAGAAAGTCAATGCTATTGTGAGACGCAGGTTTCCATTTATAGACCGTTGTCCATGTTTTACCTTTACGTTCATTGTTAGGTCCAACTGGCGAAGAGCGAGGTGTAAAGACTAAACCATCCGTAGGATATTCAAACTTAGTATCCAAAATTTTACGAATAGCTTCTTGCATTGCAGGTCCATCTCCTGCAAGAAACATCTTAGTAACGATGCGTAAAGGTTTTCCTCCTGGATTTGAAGTAAAGTCCTTTGAGAGATCTCCGACAAACGAACGAGCACATCCAAGACGAGACTTATTCATGTCCTCCTCAGATACGAAGAGAGGTAGTCGACGTACATCACGATTGCGATACCAATAGACATCGAAGATACAGAATTGGTTGCGATCTGCAAGATACTCACCATCTAAGATATCTCCTACATGAATGGCGTTTGTTGCCATTAATCCCGTCCATGTGATTACTGAACTCGGGGTGATTCGGAGAACTCGAAGATCTCTCATAACGACTAAGAAGCATCGTTCGCCATCTGCCTTATTTGTAACTGTGTATCCACTCAAGATGTTGTTAGCTCTGTCTTCAAGCAGATGACGACGTTCCAACGTTACAGGATTTAGGAAAGGAGTATGTGTTGTCTCAAACTCCATACGATATCTCTGAATGTCGGAAGAAGACAATATAAATTGCGATCCTTGAAAGGCAGATAAGACTGGAGTAATGTGACGAAGCATAGATTCTACAATTGCCGTATCAGGCTTATCGCGCTTGATGACTTCCATCTCAAGTTCGTAAGTAGGTGTCTGTTTCAAGATATCTGCAAAGGATTTGGTTTGTTTAGTCTTAGACTTGACTTGTGAGAAATCGTAACGGACAATGCCGTCCAAACTGGTCCATGACTTGCGATGAAGAATGCGGACGTGACTTACAGCATCCATAGGTGAGCCTGAGAAGTCTTTACGAAGATGTTCTTCGTGGCGAAGTGTGATGCGAATACCTGCATCTGGAACATCAATCGTATCTTGTTTTCCTTGAATGGCTGTGACGACCTCAAAGTAGCGGCGCTTGCGCTCTACTTCAAGCGGGACGCCACGAAAGCTTCCAGTCGTACAGACTTTATGAATATTTTCGGCACCCGAGACGACGACACGAAGACCATCGGGATACATGAAGGTTGCGTGATGCTCATCTACAGGAGCACCTCGAGAATGAAGTTGAAGTGATTTGACAATGCGATCTGCAATGTCTTTGGTGTGAATTTGATTAGGGAGAAGTTTGCATTCGAGTTCTGCGTGTTTATCTTTCTTGACTAGTGCTGCGAATTCCTTCAAACTGGCCAATGCCGTAGAAGGGAGAAGGGTATCCATCGTTCCTTATCTTTAAGATGTGAATGAAAACAATCCATTTTTATCGTCGTTCATACGTTTTTCGTTCGACTTCATCTGCTTCCATACGCTTGTGCTGATCTAAGTAAAAAACAACCATCTTTTCCATCTCTACCAAACATTCGGTCGGAAGAGCATCGGAGGATACGAGTACACCTGTTTGAGTTTTTGTGAAGCTTTCGGTATACTTTTTGATAATGTTAAAGATCTGTGCGTGTTCGTTTGCATCAAGTCGATCAAGGTTTTCCTTCAATGCTTCCTTGCGACTTCGGTTCATTTGTATCTACAACAGCAGTTCTAACCATCTTCTTCCTACGCGCATCTCCAGTTGGCTTAGTCTTTTCAACTGCGACTGTGACCGTTCTCTTGTCACTATCTTCCTTACCTACGGGTGCAGCAATTACATCCATCATTTCAGGTTCAGCGGTTTCTTGATCAATAGCCGGACGAATGACTTGACGAAGCTTTCCAAGAACAACAATCGACTCATCACCTTGCTGAAATCGTGTTCCAACTACATCAAATTCAATGTCTTGACCTATATCGGCTTCATCAAAGTCAGGATTACCAATATGAAGATCGCGAGGTAGAAGAATCTTAATAGGCTTAGTTTCTGCATGAAGTCCAATTTTACTCTTGAGTGTTATAGGTGCCTTGAACACTTGACCTGCGTGAGGAAGGCAGATATTTGCTTGAAACTTAACATTGTAATCTAATCCGCCTTTGAGAATGTTGGTTCTTCCAAAGGAATGTTCTACAATGGTAATACTTCCACGTTCAATGAATCCTTCAGATAAGCAGATTCCTTCATATTTGTGGCGAAGTTGTGCGACCAAACTGGCGTGAATATTACGTTGCAGAAATCGGGCATCCACATGAACGTTCCGAGTTAATTCACGACGTTCATAAAGAGATTCCATTATACCTTCCTTGTGATTTGAAGTAGATGATTTCGTTTTAATCCTTTACGCCTTGAGTTTCTTCATAACTGTAGTTTTATTGGCAGCAGATCCAAGAACTTTCATTTCTTCAGGAGTATACCAAGATATATTATGCTCTTCACGAGCAAGAAGTTCAAAATATGTACAGAGAGGTCCACCTGAAAGTCCAGCTGGAAATCCAACTTTGTTTACATCAATGTATTTTGCAACAATTTTCATATGAGCTACTGAGTTCTGACCTGTTGCACATGCAGTCGGCATAAAACTCTTCTCACCAATCGTTCGGGTAATCGTGTCCTCCACAACTTTAGAAGGTGATAATGAAAGAACACCATTCATTCCTATAGATGCAAATAGCTTACCTTTATCTCCAACAAAACGTTCAATCAGTTGTTTTGTCCATTCTTTATATTTTGTCAGATCTTCACCAACAAGGTCTGTTTCATCTCCAGATACAATGATATCAGAATCAGGTACATACAATCGTGAGATAAATGGAACATCGGGTTTAGTTGCAAGATAGGCTTTCTTTTCGGTAGGTGTGAATTCGTGATCTAAAATATATCCGTTCTTAACTTCTTCTGAAAATCGTGTACCAGCATCTTTAGGCCATTTGAAAGCAGTTCGTTTTACATCTAAGATATCTGAGGGAAGTTCTGTTGGTCCTTCTTCTTCAAGTGTAGGTTCTGGTAGAGGAATTTCATTGCGAACTGGAGGTTTAGTAGTTCGTTCAATCAAAGTACTATTTGGAACATCGATCGGAGCCAAGGTATACAAATCGCCTTTCGATTCAAGTAGACTTGGACGTCCAAAAGCATCGACAAATCGGAATGCAGTTGAAATAGCCTGTTGCAAAGTGTAGATCACAACTTCACGACTGAATGGACGAAGAGCTGAAAAGAGCTGTTCGCGATCCCAGATGGATTTATCAATCATCAGTTTTCCAACTTTAGTCAAAATCTCATCACGCGAATCCAAATAGGAAGACAACGGACGAACGTGATCAGGATCAGGTTCAGAAGGAGTCACTTTACATTGCTCTATATCAGGTGATTCATCAAATGCAGGAGCCATCATTCCCTTCAAACGATAGACAACCTTTTCATGACCTTCATCACGTATTTGCGGAACTTCTAATTCCCTCCAATCGGAAGGAAGAGCTAACTGAATAGGACAATCCATTGCAGATTCAGCCATGATCTTGCGAACTTTAGCAATACGTATTCCTTTCACTTCAACTCGAGTTCTATACGTGTATTCGTCAAATGCTTCACGTTCCTCTTCGGGACGAACTACATGGAGATACACTGTACAGTTCTGTTCTTCAGGAACTAAGCTTTGATGACTACAGGTTCGAAGTGCTCGTCCAATCACCTGTTCAATTCGACTCATGTTCCACCATGGATCCAAGATATGAACTTGACGAACAAATCGGAAATCAATTCCTTCTGCAGCTAGAGGACTTGTGACTACAACTTTAATGTTTTTTCCGGTTGAATTGGATCGATTCTTGACAGCATCTAACATTGAACTAATCTCTGCATCGGTTGCATTGGAGGAAATCAAGATGTATCGTCCTTTGACATTGCCTTCATAGGATGAATCTTTAAGAAGAGCCTTTCCTTTATGAGGTGTATATCCATGTTCTTCAAGTGCCATCGCAAATAATCGAGCTCCACGTTCAACGTAGTTGGAATAGACTAAGCAAACGCCACTTGATTTATCAATTGAATTTAGAACACTCACAAACTTAGATGAATAGTTAGGTAAGTTTTCAGGTGTCAAGAAAGCTTCACCTGTATAGGAAAACTGATTTGCAGTTACTTTAAAAGTTTGATTGAAGTTCTTATCATCTGGAAATACAGAAATAGTAGGCATCATCATCGCTTGACGTTTAGAATCGTCATCTTCATTCTTTCCGGATGTCAAGATCTTCTTTTGAAGTCCTGTAGGTTCTGAAGCAACTAAACTTAAATACTTAATACGATCTGTATCTGGAATTGCATGTCCATTAAATCCCATCTTCATAGCTGTATTGGAAGCAATTTCAGGAGGAGGTAAACGGAATGGAAATGTAAATGGACTTTCACCTTTGACATAGGATACATAGTTCTGACACCATTCTCGAAAGATAGCTTCAGCTTCAAGTGATTTGAGCTCTGCAGCTGACGTAAATAAATCCGATGCTTTCAAAGTAGTCTTAAAATCCTGCTTTCGCTCATTCCATAAAAACAAGTTCATAAAAAAGACAATCTCTTCAAATGTATCGTACATCGGTGTAGCAGTGAGCAGGACCAAAACAAGACCATCTGCAACTTTGACTAATCGTTCAAGACCCAAAGCTACTTCAGTTTCTTGAGTTGTGATATTATGCGCTTCATCAATGATCAGCAAACGATTATCAAAATTTTCATGAACCCATTCTTCATCAATGTCCATTTCAGTTCCAGTGAGACGACGATTCAAACTGGCTCCAAACGAGTTATAGGCTTGAAACTCATAGAACTCCCGGATGATTTTATCAGCAGTAGATTCCAATTTATCTCGTATTTCAGGATTGGCCCAGTTCTTTGGTTCAGATTCAATACGCATCAACATATCTAGATATCTACGACCCGTGCATTGTTTAGAACTCAATGTGTTACTCACTTTATCCAAATTCACACGACTCATATCAAAAATCTGAGTCCTGAAATTCTCTTGAACTGCACGTGAAGCAACGATCATGACCTTTTTATCTTGAAACTCAGGTCGCATGATGTATTCTTCTGCAATTTGAATACCAGTGCACGTTTTGCCAACACCTGTTCCATGAACCATCAATAAGTTTCGCGTCGGAGAATCGGGTGATAAGATACGCCGAAGTAGTTTCTGTTGAGGTTGAAGTGTATATTCAGTTCCAGCTGAGTTACAGAGCCGATTGCGTATAGAATATAACGCTTCTAAACTTGCAGCAGGAAGAGATTGAGGTTTAATTTCAGCAAGTTCTGGATAAGATAAGTTGGCCATTACTTTGTTTCCTTATTATTTACTAAAGATGTCCTCCACAGCAGCTTCAAGCACCCCTGCGAATAAAGTTGATGTAAAAACTTCTGAAACGAAGACAGACTCTAGCACAGCTGCAGGTTTGGGCATTGTTAGTATGATTTTTACTGCAATCTTTCTCTTTGTCTGGCACTTGGGAGCCGCTAGTCTATCCTATGCGAAGTACGGGTCGATCGGTTGGGCGATCCTGGACTTCTTCTTTGCATCGTTTTACTATCCGTTCTATGCGTTCTTTTTGAATGCACCTGCAGCTCCTACTAGTATGTTTGGTGGTCGTCGTCGTAGAGCTTAAACTTACCAATCCATTAGAATATCTTCCATTCGACACTCGCTCTCGGGCAACGAGGCTAGTTTCTGATTGACTTCTTCAAGCGTCTTGTCTTCAGGTTCTTCATCCAAACCATCCGGTAGTCGTGATTCATCTACAAGGATATCTACGAATCCTGTACCGCAAGGTGGCTTCTGACCGAACATGATGTTTGCAGACACACCCCTCATTGTATCAAATTCAGCACCCATCGCAGCATTAAACATGTTCTTGCTAGTCTCTTCAAAGGAAGATCGAGCTAGAACTCCAGTCTCATTCTTGTTCATTCCAAATCGGTTGACAGCTACAATGCGTCCTGAGAATGTCATACTGTCTACCAATACACTTAGATGATGGTAGTTGACCTTCTCCTGAACGAAGACCTCTGAACATTCCTCAAAGATCGCCAATCGTGCTGCTTCAATTCCAAAGACATCATTGATTTCGTGAATGTCATTTGAGAATGTACGGGTTCCATCAACACCTGGAAACACCATGAGCTGATACAAGTTAGTTCCATCTACATCTAAAACATACTGCTCCTTCTGCGCATATCCAGCAACCTTTTCATCATAGACCAACTCGTTCTTCACCTTTCGCAAGTGAACTCCACCAACTCCATGAACACCTGTTAACACTGTATCCAGTACCTTGTCTTCCAGGAATCGCAACATGGTTGGATTCTTGACTACATTTGCATCAAAGGAGATACGTAGAATAAGCTTCTTTGCAGAGTTGTCTGAATGAATACAGTTGACGATCTTCAGTGATTTTTCATTCTTCAACTTAGTCACCACTTCAGTGAGATCTAGAATATTACGAGCTGCCTGTTCTGCATCATTGAGTTCAAGACGCATAATCCAAGGTGATTCACAAGACTCTCCTTCTGCAACCGTGAATTCTTGATAGAGTGCCAAGATATCCATATCTTCTTCTACAACCGTTCCATTCGTAGGTGGATC